AGTAAATGCTGAAAGCACAGAAACTAAAGAAACAGAAGCAGAGCCAACTGTTTAATTAGAAAATTATGTCAGGTGCCGTTTAACGGGCCTGACAGTCATAAACTTGCTTATTAAAGGAGAAATAAAATGACAACAGGAACATTAACATTAAGATCATTAGATATACCTTCAATGCACAAATTTGGCATTGGATTCGATAGTATGTTAGATGAACTATTGAGAATTACCAGTTCTCAAAATAACAATAATTATCCGCCCTATAATATCATACAATTTTCAGAGAACAGTTTTGCAATTGAATTAGCAATTGCTGGATTCTCAGAAGGTGAAATTGACATAAGCTTAGAGGGTCATGTATTGGTTATCAACGGTAGTAAGATTCGTGATTTAGATAAGCCAAAAGAATATCTACATCAAGGAATAAGTAACAGAGACTTTCACCGTGAGTTCACATTAGCAGATCATGTCAAAGTTAAAGATGCAGTCAATGAGAATGGGATCTTGACGATTCATTTAGAAAGAATAATTCCAGAAGAAATGAAGCCGAAAAAGATTGCAATTAAGTATACTAAATAGTATAATACATATTGTGTAAATAATTGATGAGTGTATTTTTGCACTCATCAATTCTAAAAGAGGTTATATAATGTCCCACGAAATTGATACAAGAAATAAAATTAAACCAAATATAAAAATCACAGAACCTCCTATGTTTAAGGTTATTTATATAAATGACAATTTTACAACGATGGATTTTGTTGTTCGTAGTTTGGTAGATCATTTTAGCTATACCAGTGATACCGCTGAATCTATTACTACAGGCATACACGAACAAGGCAGTGCTACTGTAGCAGTTCTTCCATACGAAATTGCAGAACAAAAGGGAATTGAAGTGACTTTACATGCAAGAAATGAAGGTTTCCCGCTTCAAGTTAAAATTGAGGCAGAAGCGTAACTTACAAAGTAATGCGTTTTGCGTAGTACGGATTGGTTTCGTATTTTGGATTATTAAGATAGTTGATATTGTCTTTGACGGTGTCAACTATTTTTTTATGTGAGCCAAATGCCCAATGTGTGACTTTGTGTTCAGTATCTATATCTAATACATAGTCTAATTCAATTTCATCTTTATCTATATCTGGTATCTCACCAAAATACAAATCTAGTGATGGTACACTATTACTAAGTATGATAATTTTTCTTACATCAGGATGTAATTGCAATTTTCTAGTTGTTTGTTCTAGATACACTAAATCATCATATCTTCTTGCTTTTATTTCAAATTTATCTCCATCGGTATAACTTTTATAATTACTCCAACCATTGATACCCAATATTGCTACACCATCTACTACGACTACATTATTACGTAAATAAATAAGATTTGGTATTGTTGAAAATGATTCAGTAATTCTATTTGCCACAGCAATATGTTCATATACTGAAGGGTTTTCTAGATTACCGTCTATAAAGAATACCCCTTGATAACATTTACTAAGATGCAAAAGAGTTTTGTTTAATACATTTACATTATTTGATATATTACCTGCAACCAGACAATACAAGCTGGTTGGTTTACCCTCCCAGTCAAACTGGTCATTTTCTGTGATATTAAGATCACTTATAAGATCGAATCCTAGATTCATATATTCCCGTGGTAATAGGACAATAATGTCCTATATTACCGTATAGTTATTATAATTACTCTGCCTTGGGCTTTTTAGTAGCTCTTGGCTTAGCTGCAGCCTTAGGCTTTGGTTCTGCTTTTGGGGTAGCAGCTTTTGGTGCCTTAGGTGCTTTTGGCTTAGCCGGTGCTTTTGCCTTTGCTTTTGTAATCTTAGCTGGTGCTGATTTTACTTCTTCAACAACTGGTTGAGCCGCAACTGCGGGAGTTGGTTCAACAACTGTAGTAGTTACCGGTTCTGGTACCTTATAAGGTGCTACACCGGCTTCTTCTACTTCAGCCTTAGTTGTTTTTCTATTAAAATATAGTGCAGCGCCAATTGCTACTACAATGATTCCAATGATGATTTCCATGTTAATTTCTCCTTGTATACTATTTAGACCCAAAATATTAGTGTATAATTTTTTTATTTTACTAAATAATATTATGATTACCCTGGCTCACCATGAACTCAAGGACATGATGAGGTTACCATTGCCCACAAAAACAAGACAAAAAAGATTAGAATTCAGACCTTCTGAACAAGACATAATACATGTTTACACACAGATTAATCAATATGTATTTGATAATGAATTAAAAATGCCTAAATTCAGAATAGGTCCTAGATGTAGAAAATACTGGGGCATGTGTTTGGGGAACAACGACATATATGATACTGGTAGTTTTTGTGAAATAAAACTAATGGACAAGTGGTTCTGTGCACAATGGACGGTTACTATACTGGCACATGAAATGGCACACCAACATCAATGGGATATAGAAAGTGTGTATAGAAATAATAAGGGTATGGATAGTATAATGAGTCATGGTCCTAGTTTTTTTCGTTTTAGAGACAAATTAGCACTATATAGTATTCCACTAAGAACTGCACACAGTCAACGCAAATGGTTCAAGTATCAAGATTTGACTAAGTGCTAAAAACTGATAAATACTCATTATGCGTGATTTATTAGACCTATTAGACAAACTACAAGAAGCCAAAAAGAAGGATCCTAACGCTCCTGCTACTATTTTTGCCAAAGGATTAACTCCTAAAGAACTTCAAAAAGACCCAGCGAGACTAGCAACATTCATTCAAAAGATAAAAAGTAATCAACCTTTTATGGATAACATAACTGGTGAGGAAGTTTATCTTGATCCTAATGAAGCAAAACGAATAGAGAAATTAGATAGAGAGAAAAATTTTACTGGTGAAAAACCATTCCCAATACTCACTAGAGATGGTAATGAAATATTATTATCAACACTTGCTAAAAATGAAGACTTTGGTGGTAGCCCAAAAGAATCAATGCTATTAAAACCTAGTCTAATTAAAATTACTGACAAAAATATTCCTGCAACTGATTTGTATAATGTGATTGCTAGTAATGAAATATTAGCAAAGACAGAGTATGGACAAGTAGTTTTGAAATTAGCACAATATATTATATCAGATGAACATGTTCAATTACCTGAGGAATATTTAACAAAAGAAAAAGAAAAAGAACGTAAGGCTATTGTAGACTACGCAGGTGAATACTTGGGGGTACTTGCATTACTATATGAACGCAGTCGTTTTCCAAGAAAAGAAAAATTTATTCAATGGTTAGGTGCTAGTATAGGAGAACTAACTCTTAACTTCCCAAGCGCCGCAAACAATAATATTGCAGATAGCTATGCAATCATCAGTAATCCCAACACATCACACAGCGTTAATATTTCAAGTAAAGGTACTGGTGGTGGAGCTGCACCAGCAATATCAGGCTTAAAGATAAGTGATGAAGTTAGACGCAATCCTAAATTAAAGAATGCGGTAAAATTGATTGAACTGTGTCAAGCAGGTAAAGACAGTAGCGGTCCTAGTACCATTGTGCAAGCATTCAAAATCATGGATTTCTTATATCAAACTGATCCCAATAGCTTACCAAAAGAATGGTATAAAGTATTACCATTTGCTACTAAAGCACCAAGATTACAACAACAATGCATTGAGAGTATCAATAGTGCTAAAGGTGGTCAACAACCTCTACAACTTGCAAAAGTATACCAATCTCTGATAAGTGATATTAAGAGTGATGCAGCTACTGATGGTGGCAAAATGGTTTATAAAATCAAAAAAGTTATTGCACATCAAGTTAATAGCAAAGCGGCTATACCAGAATTTGCTGATACTATATTACAAGTATTAGAAATGAATTTTGTGCAACAATATACTGACTATCACCCAAATGGTGAGTTAACATTTGCTACACAATGGCCTGCAAAGCTTGAAGGTGTAGTTACTATGGAAAACAAGAGTAGTGCAGTAGAACCTAGTAGTGCAGGATTCAGTTTTAAATTGGGTCGTAGTGCGGATGACTACGAAGATGTAAGTCCAGATGGTGACTCAACTACAAATGTAGGTGATAAAATAGGACCCGATGTATCTCAAGTTGCTAGTAATGTAGCAGAACCAGAAAAAGTTATTAAACTTTCAGATAAAAAAACCGGTAATGCTGGGCGCACAAAGCGTTGACATTGCATAAAAATTTTGCTATAATATGTTTTTATTATAGGAAGTTTTATGGCATTAGTACCAATCGTTATTGAACACACCGCAAAAGGTGAGCGTAGTTATGATATCTATTCACGATTATTGCGTGATAGAGTTATTCTATTAGAGGGCGAAGTCCATGATCAAATGGCAAATCTTATTGTAGCCCAATTACTATTCCTAGAGTCTGAAGATAGTAACAAAGATATTTCACTTTACATCAATAGCCCAGGCGGATCAGTAACTGCTGGCATGGCTATATATGATTGTATTCAATTTATTCAACCAGATGTACATACAATTGTAATGGGTCAAGCATGTAGTATGGGTAGTTTACTTGCACAGGCAGGTAGTGCAGGCAAGCGTTATATTCTACCAAACGCACGACACATGATCCATCAACCTAGTGGTGGTGCACGTGGTCAAGCAACTGACATGTTGATTCAAGTTAATGAAATCCTAGAGATGAAAAAGAACCTTACACAAATTTATGTTAAGCATAATAGTAAGGGTAAAACTTACGACCAACTTATTCAGGATATGGAACGTGACAATTATCTAAGTGCACAGGAAGCAGTAGACTATGGACTAGTTGATAGCATTCTTACAAAACGAGTAGTACCCGGAATTTGACAATAAATCGTTTTGGATATATAATACATACTTCATCAACAAGAAAGGTGTTTTATATGTCATACGATATTGATACATTTGTGAATTCTAATAAAATTAATGTAGAAATCAATGGTGATTTTTTTGAACATGACGAAGAACTGATGACGGACCAATTTGAGTCTGATCTCACATTTGATAAAATTAATACAAAAGCATCACCTGTATTGATTTATGAATTGAATACTAAAGCAGTAGCCTGGTACGATACTGAAATGTATTGCGGCTATAAATCATAAAAAATTATAGTCCCAAAATTTGACAATAAATCGTTTTGGGACTATAATGTATTCTTATTCAGATAAAAGGAGCTTTTTATGTCGTATTATGTTTTTCAGCACAATAAAGAGTATGGTCCTCGCAAGGGTTTAGAAGGTCCTTTTCACTACCCCAATGGTCAGGTCTTATACTATGATCCAAAAGCAGGGGAATATTACGACCCTACAACCGACTTTTATGTCTCCAACGAAGATGTTGCAGAATTGCAACAACAAATTTTCAATGCACTAATGAAATAATTTGACATTATTTCGGGTTAGAGTTATAATGTATTTTCTGTCAACAAAAAG